TTTTCTGTTGGGTCACCGTAAGATGACTTACCGATAATAATTCTTAGAAAGTCATTGACTGCTTTCTTACTACCTTTAACTCTTACATGTTTACCCATCTGTGATGCTTTAAGACCGAATCTTCTTGCCTGTTTTACAATTTCATTTGAATGTTTGTTTTGGTCAGCAGGTTTTGATATTCTGTTTTTAGGGTCTACAGTGATGTTTGCGACTTCTTCGTTAATCTGTTCTTCTACTTCTTCTTGGACTTCCTCCATTGCTGGAAGTTCACCCATCTTAGCAACCATTCGTTTGAAACCTTTAGGATTTTGTTTTTGCATAGATTGGAGAACTTTGACACTTGTCATGTTCATGAGATTTGCAATACCGTCAATCTCTTTCTTATCTTTTGTCTTAAAGAGTTTTCCAATTTTGTCACCCATTCCCGCTTCGCCGAGAACGACTTCTTCGTTTGCACGTCTCAACGCATTCTTAACAGATGGATGCTTCGACAAACCTCTCTTGAGTTTCTCAATTGCTTTTACTGCACCTGAATAGTTACCACCCTTATAACGTGGGTCATTCAGAATACCGAATGCCATTTTAATCTCTTTATCAGAGAACTTCTTTTCTAGTAAATCTTTTAGTTTAATCATTATGCTAAATCCTTATCGTGGTTCAGACCACCTTTCTTCTTTTTAACAATGAACGCATTAACCCTTGCTAGTCCCCATTGTTGAGGAGTAGTGCCAGGCCTGTGTCCTGTTCTCCAAGCAGCAACACCACGATTATACACTGTTCTCAGTGTTTTGGTAGAGATACCACTCTTCTCCGATTTCTTCTTCAATGCAGCTGAGACATCTTCTTCAAGGTTGGTGTCTTCGCCGAACATTGTCTTGAATGACTTTGTATACTTGGACGGTTTGGTCTTTGCGTCTTTATCGCCTGGCGCTGGTTTGTAAGCGGCAGGATTATCATCGTCCATCTTCGCACCCTTCTTAAAGTGTGCGTCTCTTTTATCTTTGGTAGTCTTTTTCAAACCAGCATGATAACGTGCGGGTTGAGTTCCCTTCTTATCATCGATATCAGGGTCTTGACGTGTCTTAGTTTTCTCTGCAACTTTCTTTGCGGTTGCAGTTGCGATTGCCATCTTCTTATCCATTGGCATATCGGGATTGTCTTTTTCGATTGCCTTCGCAATCTCTTCTCTCTTTTTGAGTTCCGCCTTGGTTAGTTTCTTTTCTACTAACTCAACTGCGTCCAACCACTTACGAGACTTCTTACCATCGCTTGTTTCGACAATAACATAGTTCGCACCAAGAACACTTACCACTCCGACTTCATCGGTTTCTTTGATAACAACAGTATCACCAAGTTCGTAAAGTTCGCCCTTCACGAATTGTTCTCTCGTTTCTGAAACTGTAGGTAATTCTACATGACGTTTGAATGAACGTTCTTCTTTCAGACCCATTCCTTTTCTAACATCGTTGAATAGTTTACGAGCGTCTTTGGTGTTAACGTTTTTTGGTAACCCCTGAGCAAAATCTTGGAAGTTATTGTCTTGTGCAAATCCACGCATCTTGGATGCGGACATGCCTTCAACACCTTCAGCGTCAGGGTCTCTTGCACCAGCAGAAATTACGTTAACATTTTCAAAGTTATAAAATCCGTGTCTTGCTTTCTTTCCGTTATACTTGTTGATGAGTATATTAAATTCTCTTACACGGTCATCACCGACTACCATGTTTACTTTACGGTAACCCGCATCATACAATGCGACCAACGCTTCGATAGCAGTTCTAACCTTTTTGTCCACCACGATTTGACGTGCATGGGCAGGGAACATTTTACGTAGTGATTTAATCTTGTCTGAATAAGACAATGGGTTTTTCTTTGGGTCTTGGGAGTGGGAAACATATACACGATAGTCAGCACCCTTTGCTTTAGACTTCAGTGTATCCATGACCTTACCGTGACCAATAGTAGGCGGGTTCATTCTACCAAACGTAAAATAAACTTCCTTGGTCTCTTCGATAAGATACGTCTTAAAATTCTTAATCGTCACTTTTCGCACCACCACGTTTCTTTTGTATTTCTGCAGCCCGAACCTTCGGGAACAGTTTCTTCGCAATCTTTTGAATGACTGCTTTTTTCTTTTCAAGTTTCTTTTCAATCTCTTGTCTACGTGCAAATGAAAGTTCTGCCTTCGGAATATCCTTGGTCAGTTTCTTCATCAAGAGATTACGTGCTTGTTTAACAGCACGTGATTTTAATTTGTCGGGGGATGCGATTTTTTTCGCCGCCTTCTTGCGGCCGAGGGCGATACGAGGTGCAAGTTTCTTCATCAACTTTGCACGTTTTTGTCTTTGTTGCAAAGTCAACGCTTCGTCAGTAGTCTCGCCACTGTCTTTTTTACGTTTCTTTGCATTCAACGCTAACTGTTCATCACCCGTCTGAGTGTAGTCTACGTTGATAAAATGTCTAAACCCCATTGGTTTGGGCATATCTTTACCTCTTTGGTTTTTCCCATCCCTTCAGAACATCAGGACTGAAGTTGTTATACGAAAACTCTAAGCGGTCTACCAATTTGACCGCATCACCACCTATTTCGTCAATAGCGACAAAACCTTCTGCACCTGTTACTTTATATCCCTGTTTGGTCTGAACAAATGAGTCGATATTGTTTATGCTATTAAGTTTATTTATAAGTTTTAGTTTTGCAAAAACAATATTCTTTTGCAAATCAAACATCATTACTAAGTTTTTTTGGTTCTTTTGCGAGAAGAAGTCGAGGTAGCCTTGGAGTTTGTCGTATTGGACTTTCTTACCCTTTTCGGTTTTTCGCTTGTCTGCTTCTGCTTGGAACTTGTCTTTAATCCACTTGATGAGGCCTTTGACGTGCCTTTGCGAGTTCGGGATGATTTCGCCTTTGCGGACGAAGGTGTTGTTGTATTGCTCGATGAGTCCAGCGAGTTCCTGATTTCTTTCGAGTTCTCTGAGAGTGCTTCCAGCCGTTTTTTGAAAAAGTTTACCAGCTTGCGATAAATATTTGTTAACATCATTAGTCTCCTTTGCGGTCATAGTCGCACCTGATACATCACGTAGCATAGCGTCCTGTGACCATACACTTTTACTTTTTTTGAATTTGGAAACATCAACACCATAAGATGCTTTCATGTTTTCAAAATCACTACCACTATATGTAGTATGCCACACAACTCCTATTTTTGACGCACGGATATCACCCGCTTGGTCATAGGGAACTGCGTAAACAATGGTGTTAGGATGAAAAGTAACATACTTAACACCATCGATAGTTTTGGTTTCAAGGTCTTCTTTTGAGTATAAGAAGTCTCCCTGAATGACACCCTTGATACCTAACTTAGGTAATTCTGCAAGAGCAATCTTCATCTTGGATGCAAGGTCGCCTGACATGTCTGCATCAATCTCTGCATTGGTCTTGTAGATTTTGGGGTTCTTCGCAAAGATACCTTTCTTTGCAACAAAGAACTCACCATCATTGGGGTCTTCTCCACAGAAGATTGCGGGTGCGCCATCCCACTTAGTGGACAGTTTACTGTTCGACTTACCCGCCAACATATCACGCAATGCACGTAGAGCAAAGATTGCTTCACGTGTTCCTTTGACACCACCATAGAGAACCTTGTCCTCAATATGGGTCATATGCGTATTCTTCTGTTCTGTTATAAATTCTGCAAAGTTCATTAATTTGTCTTCAACGAATTGTATTTTACTGCGAGGTTAAAGAACTGACCAAGTTTCTTTTGACCAGCATTACCCGCCTTGTTTGTCCTAATTGACATTTCCATTGTAACACGTTGGTCTTTAGATTTCAACTCCAAGAACCAATTTTGTTTTGATGACCGTGATGGATATGCTTTGATAAATCTAACACTTGGTAGGAATACGCCCAATTCATCATTCGCAGTAATCTCTTCGAAGTCATCCTTCACTGCTTTGATTACCTTGGTAGGAACATCGGGTGCATCTCTAAGAATCTCAGAACGTATGTAGTCCAAGGTCTTATCTTTATTCTTATTGAATAAGTCAATGACCGCACCTCGACAAATTTCAAGATGTTGGTCATATAGTTGTTCGTATTTTTTATTATCTTTTTTGGATAAGTCTAACAATGCTTTTGCAGTGTCTCTTCTCTTAGAACT